CTAAGTTAGAAAGATTGGTGATGTACGTATCTTTAGATGGAAAAATAAAAGTATGCATATTATACTGCGGTGGCTTTGATGTCTACGTCCGGATATTTAAGTTCAAATACACACGGATCAAGTGATGGATAAATAATCTTATTAACCATAGCAGCATCAATATTGTATTCAACATTAGAATAACTACCATTTCTTGATGTTAAATTGTTTATTTTAAGATAAGCAACAGATTGTACGCCTTCAACTTTAGCGATTTCCAATTCCAATTGACTCAAATTGATTGGTTGATTGAATCCCCATAAATCAATATTAAAGAAATCTTTTATTGTTTGTACACAATTTGTAAGAACTTCTTTCTTATTAAAGTTATTATATGTTACGATTTTAAAATCCACACCTACATTTATGATATATCCATCAATCAAATTAATACCATCCGTCATCATACGATAACGACTCAAGTATTGACGGAGGTTGTGTAATAAAGCCGTATTTGGTTTTGTCAAGTTTTTATTTTCATCATAACTCAACAAGTACATATTGACCGAAAATGGATTTTTGAGATTTCCACTGATCTTTCTATTACTCAATACTTCATTATTTTGAGTAAGTTGACCGTCTACAACGGAATTTGCATTCAGATTATTATCTGAAATAACCGTGGCCTTTGCTATAGATCCAAACTTAGCAGGCATAGCGTAACAACGAGCGATATAATCATCGGCTGTCACTACACGATTTTGAGCAGCAAAAAATGCAGTAGCATTTTGTTTGATTTCATCACTTGACTCAAATCCATCGCCACCTACAGCCGGAATATTATTTTCAGCAGCAAGTGAATTCTTTACTACTTGGAATAAATTTTGTTCAGCAGTTGACAAAATAGAAACGTCATTTTCATACTCAACACTAATAATTTTGTTAATATCTCCAGTTTGACTATTTGATTCAACTCCTCCACCAACCAAGTATTTAATTGTAAATTGAGTTCCTTGTTTTGGATATACACCAAACGAATCAGAATTGATTATGTTTGATGGATCGATATTGACATTTAAACTTCCGAGATTAGAAAGACTAACACCTAAAATTTCAGCAGATGGAATCACGATTTCATCATTAACGCCTTCATTTCCCGGTCCAAACTCTAAATATGTTAGGTTGTTTTGATCGATATTTGTTGTGAATTTACGTTGTGTTCTCAATAACTTTACGATATTTGGAACAGATGATTGATACTGAATGAATCGGTCATCGTTTAATGATGTATTTTCATATGCCGTTAATACAATATCTTGAGCCAAATATTCAACTTCGTTCCACGAAACATTATCTTGATCTCGTACATCCAGAATTTCAAGAACATTAGATTCATCCAAATACAATTTGTAATATGGTATACTTTGATTAATTACAAAAGTCTTTGTAACAATTTGTCCAGAAATACCATTTGACGTTTTCTTTATCAAGAAGAATTGTGGAATTCCGTAATCATCTCTTGAACTAACTGTTATCTCTCTAGGAGAATTAGTAGTGGACATTGAAAAATCAATAACATCAGTAGTTACAAAACCCAACCCATTACTATTGATTAATTGCATTCCAGATTTAATACGAAGTGTGTATTTTTCGTCAGGAATATATTCACCCACATCATTTTTAATAGATGGAACCAATTGATATACATCAAAATTAGTCAATGATGGACGTGATACTTTTGGTTTATATCCCAAAAATTTGGATAATGCAAGTACATTTTTACGTTCTTCGGTATATGGAAATAAACTTTCCTTAAACTGTTGATCAAGGTAAAATGACAATACATCGCCAACGTATGCAGCCATATCAATGAATATTGTACCAGCAGAAGAATCAGAAAAATCCTGATAATTTTTTGGAAAATATGTCTTTGTATAGTCAATCAGGTTCTTTTTAAACTGTGAAAAATCTTTATTCAAATAAGAAATATCCTTATTTGTTAAAGGTTTAAACGTTTTCTGTGTGGTTGATGCCATAATTAATTATTTTCCAAAAACATTTCAATTTGTGTCTGATCATTATTCACAGAAATAGTCAAATTAATGTACAATCTATAAATATCAACATCCTCTTTTTTTAAAACTTTAATATCAATATTATCTATAGTTGCTACTGAAATCCAAAAATTAATGTCAGAAGTTAATGATTGTTTGACTCGTTGAGGAAGAGTTGTATCATTTGGATCAAACACAAAGTTATTTAATGAATGACCAAAAGTAGGCTGCATACGACGTTCTCCTTTTTTGGTATTCAATAAATTACGTATGTTATTTTTTACCTGTTCAAGGGTATATATGGTCTGATTAAAAAATCCACCATTACCATTTTGAATCGGTAAAGTTAATCCAATTGGATACTGTGTTATCATATTGTGTCATTTATACCGAATTAGATCCCCTCTTTTTATCAACGGCTTTCAGTAAGGCCGAATAATTCTTAGTTAGTGCCTGTGCTATAACAGGCGGAGTCTTTTCAATATTATCCATTATAGATGGTACAACATTTAATCCCGATGTTACCATCGATCCTTCATTTGGTATACCCCCAACCGTTTCATTCAACGCCTTATTTAAAAGTTCATTTGAGGTATACTTTTTATACTCCTTTTTCTGAGAAACCACTGGCACAGATGGTGTGGAAGATACCGATGACGGTTTTGTATTTTGATTGGATGTTATCACCTTTGTTTCTAGTTTAGATGAAAATATCTCAGACATAACCTGTGGTACCGCTGTTCGCACTTCTTCTTGTACAATTTCTCTTATGATTTGTCTTAATGTATCTTTTGTCATAGTAATATTAAATATCAAGATTTACGTTGTAAAATCGACTTATATTTCAGTTTCAAGAACATCGCTAACTTGTCTTGAACGTCTATCTAATCCGAAGAACCCACCGGGAACACCGTCTCCTGTTTCTACATTAATATTTACAGGGGGTGCGCCATCCTTTATAGTCTGTCCATTTTGACCGGGGGCATATCCACCACCAGTAACAAAAACTCTACGACTCATCAATGTGGATAATCTATCTTCAAGTTCTTGAAGGGCAAACAATTGTACTGGAATTTGAGTAAATGGAAGTGTCGCACCACCTGCGTCAGGATGACTGTGAAAATACCAATGTACATGTGTTTTTAACCATTCACACAAGTCGAATAACCAATCAACTGTTGTTTGTCCTAATAATACAGGTTCATTCGTTTCATTATATTGACCCAAATAAATTGCTGGGCTATTAATTACAGTTTTAGTATTCGTTGTTATTACAACTTGTTCATGTGCGTCAAGCGTATATTCACTGTCGGTAACAATTGCATATCTCTTTTTAGAAAAATGAAACGTTTCGGATAGTCTACTACTCAGAATAATACGATCCGTATTAAGTACAAGTTGATCTTTATTAAGAATAGGATACTTAAATTTAGTTGCTCCATCTGGGCAAAATTCAATTACTTCTTCACGAACATCATCACCAAAGAGTTTTTTATAACAAGTTGTTACAAATTTAGATATAGTACATCCAGATGTAATGTGTATGGATGTACCATCATTGTTAATATCCTCCGACATATATCCACCAGCGTTACGTTCTGGATCTTTTAAATCGTTTATATCGATTGATGAAATTTCAGGCAAAGCATCATGTAATTTAATTGGCGATGTTTTTTTAAGAGGACGTTGACGATTACGAAAAAGTATCATTGGATTTCCGCCACCAACTTCGTATTTGTTATTGAAGAAATTGTTGGTGTTACGATTGCCAATATTATAATCCGAATATCCTTTATCAAATTCATCTGCTGGATTTAAACTATACGCTTTATCGTTTTCACGATTGTCGTCATATGCACCAAATCGAATAGATTGTCCAAATCGACTTTCAATCACAGAGTCACCTTCGTATCTTTTCAACGACCGTATATTTGGATTTGTAAGAAAATACCGACCCAACGCACCTTCAAACCCATACCCGCCTTCAGCTCTCAGTTTGCTTACAGGGCCTTTATAATCTACAAATGGGTCAGTATCACTTTTATACTCCTCACGGTTGCCCATGTTCGCCCCGTAAGTCTGTTCAAATGCAATATCAGCGTTATTATTTACAAAATTTTTGTAATTAATCTTACGAGTATAATACAGATTGTTATTATATTTAATAACACCTACAATTTCATTAACCAACGGATATTCTGATATATTATTTTCAAGAGGCATCGCCCATGATAATCCTTCTTTGGGTAATGTAGTTTGTGAGTTTAACAATCTAATTTTGACTCTACCAATCCATGTATAATCATAGTCATCTATGTTAGGTCTTTCTCCAACGTAATTCTCTGGCCATTGATCCGGATCCAAATAGTGTCCATTTTCTTTGATTTCTGGGTGAGTATCGTCAAGAATAATGTCAAGAACCACAGCTGGTTCATATTGAACTGACGGTGATATGTCAGTTAACAAAAACTTTAAATCTCTTTTTGTAGCCAAAAGAGTTACGTCTTTTGACTGATCCATTGCAATTGGGGCGTTTCCACTCATATTAAGATTTGGTTATCTTTATCTCGGCCGAATTCTTTCCAATCACATCAATTTCTTGCATGATCTGACGTTTTTCTTCTTCAGTCAAAAAGCCCATCATGTCACCGTCAGCACCAACAGAATGTTTGGTCATGATTCGTTGTACAACGGCAGCAAGTTTTACAAGTTGTTCGTCGTTTTTAACTTGAACATCCATGTACTCTTTAATAAGAGGAACGATCATCAACGCATCATTTGCTGTTTTGATCATAGAACGTAAATCACTAATTAAAATTTCAACTTGGTCACGATTATTTTCCGAATTCTTTACAATGTCTTTGCAAAGATCTGAAAATTTCTTATTCTTATATATCTCAATATCGTTATCCATATGAAGTATCTATTGTTATAAATAGAAAAACCACCCCTTTTGGAGTGGTTTTCCTTATTTTATTTTATAAGACTACTACAGTATACCATCATCTACATAAGATTGAGTGATGTTACTCTGATAGTTTTTCATACGATTGATAACCTTTGTAATCTGTTGCGTCTTACAAGCAGAAATCTCTCGGATATAAAGATACAAAGCCTTCTTGTTGAATGCATCAATTCGATCACTGTTACGAAACAGTTCAATCACGGCATTAGCAATATTAATGTCACGTTGTTTTGTGAATATCTTATTTACATTCTGCTCCCAATAGTCAACCATAAGTTTAATAAACTCACGGTTTTCTTCGTCTTTATAATGCGAATCTTCGTGTTGTAACTTACATGTATTTTCTCCAGAATCATCTCCAATTTCAACATGTTGATTGAAACGTTTGTAGTTGGTGTTGTTCTGAAAAATCAGATAATTCTTGGCGATGATACTAAAGTAACTAAATGCTTTTCCTTTACCACTTTCAAATTTGTGAATATTAGCTACCAAATGTGATACAGTTTCTTTCTGAACTTCAATTGGACTCGTTTCAAAATAACAAAACTTAAATGTATTAAATACATTCTCAACTAACTTTTCAAATGCATATTTAATCTTATTGTTATAGATATCATCTCGTTGAGATTGTTCGTCGGTCCTATTATATTCAATAATAGAATCTTCCGTTTCAGACGTGAAGTACATCTTACCCTTAGCCTTACGTGGCTTCTTAGTCGTTTCACTAGACGCAATTACGGGTGTTTCTGCAATTGTAACTATCGATACTGACTTTTTAATAACTGCGCTCTTTGATTTTTGTTTAACGGATGGCTTTTCGGTTTTAGTCTTAGTAGTTAACGACGTAACAATGGATTCTTTAGTTTTCTTAGTTTTTTTAGTTTTCTTTTGGTTCTTTATTTTTGACATTTGAATCGATCCTTTGATTGAGTTTTTGAATTATTAAATATAAATCGGAAAAAGTCGATCCAACTTCGTCGTCTTTTTCAAAAATTTGTTTACCGTCGATATCCTTGATATGAAGATAAACATCATTAACATCATTCTTGAATTCTACTATCCAGCCCTCATAAATGTCAATCTTATTTTGACAATTATAAACAATATACGCCAATATAACAGTCGTGGCTACGAAAAATCCTACTAACAAACTTAATATAATACTCATAGTTTTTTATTCTTCGTCTTCTTCCTCATATTCATTACAATAGTTTGTAAGATAAATGAGTGCTTCTTCAACTAAACCCCAATCGGCATTGGTCTTAGCTTCTTTTAAAATCTGTACAATTTCACACGTTTCGTCTTGACTCATAAACACTTATAGAATTAATTTTAATCGCCTGTTTAATGTAACAGACAAAATTAAATAGTGTCAATGAATGTAAACGTCAAAAAAATGTGAATTATCTCTGAGTGAAATATCTCTTAAAGAAATCGTCTCCTTGATTTTCCATCTTCTTTATTTCGTCAGTTGATATTTTTTTTGATTCTTCCACATCGATTTTTCCATCATTATTGACATCATACTTTTCAACTAATTTAATAACGTCAGGTGTTGGTGTAGAAGACATATCTGAAATAGGTTCGGTTACAACATCTTTAATAATTTCTGGCTGTGGTGCAACATCTTTAATAATTTCTGGCTGTGGTGCTGGATCACTAGTAGGTTTTTGAATTGGTGTATATATAGAATATTCTTTACTAATAGCCATATTGTATGCCAATATCAAAGCCACAGCTAGTGGATCGAATACACAGATTAACACAATGATAAACCATTTGACAACTGTATTCAAATTTATATTCAATTCATCGGCAACAAATTTGAAAGTTTGTATATCCTTATTTGATGCAGTATTCAATTTAATATCACCAATCTTTTTATCAACACCGTCTATTACCAATGAATATTTTGAAGCTTTGTCGTTTTCATTTTTAATGTTTTGATCGGTTTGATTAATCAATTCCATCGTTTGATCTTGAACTTGTCTAAATTGAATAGGATTTCGTGCTAATAACGAATTAGTATTAATTTCACTAAGACGAGATTCTTGTGTTCTACGTAGAACAGACAATGAATCGACTCTTGATTTAACGTCTATAATTTTAACAAGTTCTTGTTTTTTCTGTTCTTCTAATGTTTTGATTGAATCTAACATCATTCCATATTTTACAGATGATTGTTGATATGCACTTGTTAAATATCCAAAGATTCCCAATGATGTTATAATCATCAATACCAATATAGCAATACATAAATATGATTTTAATAACCACTGTGAACGTGTCCAATATCGATATAGAAATGACGTTGCAACTAATTTACCCAATTCAAGCGATGATGCCATAACCATTGCAGCAATAGTCGCACCGGAAAATAACAATCCAATACCCCATATGGAAAAAAAAGCAGCACATCCAGCTATGAATAATGCTGAAAATCCAAGTAACTGATTGAAATTTAATAGATTTCGGTTCATACAATATAAATATATACAGAAATAGAAAACCCCACCTATTACAGTGGGGTCACATAACCTATTTATTTTTTACTCACTTTACAGTGATCTTTTTAACATCAGATTTAACTGGTTTAATCTTTGGTAAAATAATAGTCAACATGCCATTTTGAAACGTTGCTTCAACCTTATCTTTAGAAATAGTATCACCAAGTGTGAAACTACGGCGGAAACTTGAACGTTTCAACTCTCGACGTATGTATGTTCCAATCTCGCCACTTTCCTTATCAGGAACTACCAATTTATTACCCACAATAGTCAAAACATTGGCTTCCAATTCGACATTTACGTCAGACTTATCAAGACCGGGAATTTCAGCTTCAATTACCACTCGGTCTGAAAAATCAATAAGATTGACCTTTGGATATGATCCCTTTTCAAAAAAATTTACACCGAAGTCTTGTGAGAAACTAGGAACGTTTGCAGCGAAGAAATCATCAAATATCGCGTCAAATGGAGTCAAGAATTCATCACGATGTACTGATCTAAATATGTTCTTATCGAACTTACGAATATTACTCATACTATATTTTCCTTTCATTAATAGTCCAATTGGACCTATTATCTCTTATTCTTTTGGAGACATAAGAGGATGATGCACTTTACATCATTGAACAATATATAGTTATAAACAATAAAAAACGTCACTATAAAATACTTAAAGTTGTGAATCTGGGATCCAAATATACATCGGACCATGTGTTCCAAATGTTTTCTTTTGTAAATTCATATCAACTGTGCATTCCCTTGAAAATTTACACGCTATTTCATACGGAGCAAATACACAACCAAAACGTTCATATATGTGCGCATTATGAATACAGATGATTACATCTTCAGCAAAAGCACCATTATCATCATGTTTATAAAAATCTCCACGGGTTGTAGCTACACATGGAATGTGTTCGTGTGTAGAAACTTCTAATAATTTTTTTGATCTAAAACTAAATCCACCATTGCCGACACGATGCATTTTATCAAACGGATCTAAATATCGTCCTTCAACATACGGCCACGGAGCACCAATATAATCGTAATTATAAAAATTATCATCCCACATGTCAGGATCGGTTATGAACCCATCATACTGTACAATTAAACAATATTTTGTTTCGATATATCGATGTAAATCGAATATCATAAAATAACTATACGCTTCACTTGAAGTGAGATTTCTACATTTTTCCACCACTATACCGTCTTTACTTGTAACTGATGTATCATGTGTAATGAATTTTACGGATTCAAACTCTATTTGGTTCATACAATATCGCAAAGACATCATCGATTCACGAATCTTTATTGAAGAAACACAAACTAATGTTACATCATTTAACTTTTTCATATGTTTATTTTTGTTATGGTTAATTTTCTATCAAATGTATCAAACGTATATAGTTTACAATAATATTCACTTGTTGTAATCACCTCGAAATTGATAGTTAATCGTATAGGATCTATACAGTTAGTGATCATATCAATAAACATTTTATCAAACGATTTTGTGATGATCAGATTGTTATCCGTATTATACACTTCAACGGTTATATATTCAATTCGTACATCTCTGAAAGTTTCGGGTTTAATATCAATCGTTTTATTTACAGATATTACTTCCGAAGGATCTGGATTTAATCCACATACATAATTTTGATTGTAAGGCGTCGGAGCTGGTTTTCCACTTAAAGTATATATTGATACGGTTCTGTTTTTAAAATTAATTCCAGCATATCGTTCATATTCGGAAATGGTTCTAACCGTTCCCATATTATATTTGTCTCTAATAACCACAGATAAATTATCCTCCATTCCAAACAACACACGATTTCTACAGTGTGAATCAGCATCACGATCCCACCATGATTTATCAACACCAACTGATAGATTTTTGTTTAGATCGTGATCATCCCAATGTTTCACTCTAGCAGATCTTGTATATTCATGCCACGCAACAACTTTATGAGGATGATATAAGTCATACCCATTGGTAAAAGCTCTGACAGAAATACTAATTTCTTCTCCATAAAAATAATATTCAGGATCATGTTGTACATCTTCACAAAAGGAACCATCAGCAAATGCAAAGTGTGCTGAATAAAATCTTGCTGGTATTGGACGTATTAACTTATCGTGATCCGTTATAGGATTTGGCATAAAAATTAAAGATCCTTCAGTGGTAAATTTATTAAAATCTATTCTCCACGGTGTCGTTTCATAATTTTCTTTTTGTTCAAATGGATCAAACGATGGAACATATGTTGTAATTACGGGCTTTTTACTGCCCATATCAACACACTGTGAATACATTTCTTTTAAAATAGAATCCCACCCTTGAACAAACCTGTGGTGAGAATCTAATTGTAATGTATATCTCTCGCCATTATAATGACGTTGAATCAAATTTCTCGCCCAACAAGCACCTTTACTCTGTTGATATGGAATATCAATGATGTGAATATTTGGATGCCCAGAAATCACATCTAGATTTTCAACATCATCATGTTGCCAACAAATGCAGATTTTTAGATTCTCTGGATTTGTGGCAGTTTCAAACATGTCCAAAATTGTAGGTACCAATTCTGGATCTCTATATGATGCTATTTGTACAAAAATTGATTCATCGTTCATAACTTAATTTTCTAACTTCCACATATCATATTCACACCTACATGATATATAGTCAGCGATGTGAACAATCCTAGGCAAATTAGTCTTCAATTCATGATCTGGATTGTATGACATCAGATATGACTTACATGCCTCATGATACAACCCATCAGACAACTTGATCGCTAACGTTTCCTTCCACGTACACACAATTCCATACTGTTGAAGAATAAACAACGCTCGATCAGTTACATCCATATATTGGAGATTAGAATTAAACTTATAGATCTCACCTTTATTCTTGCGATGCCAATCACTTTCTTGAATCAAATAATATTCGCCTTGTTCTTTGTCACCCAACTTTCCAAGATCATGATGAATAGTAGCAAAAGCAAGTTCTTCATCGGTAAAATCAATTGTACCACCACGTGCTTCATATAACTTCTTTACTCCAAATGACGTGGTCAATACGTTAATGATGTGGTCCAAATACCCACCAGCATATGCATTATGATAATGTTCCTTAGCACTAGCGGGGGCCATAATTACACGATAACCATATTCAGTTTCGCTGTAAAGATGCTTCAACTTTTCAAGTCGTTCACCAGAGAAAAACCTTTCAAGTTGTTTTATAAATTTTTCGTAATTAGCAGAAAGCTCTTTTTCAGTATAAGATTTTGTCATGGACTAAATCCTACATCAAAAAAGAGCTTTGGTCAATTTTTTATTTACGTGTTACAAAATTACCACACTACTAGTAAATTCAGCAGACCCATATGGAGTAGTTAATAACACGGATGTAATTACATCATCTACGTTGATTTTAGAAAATCCACCAGAGGTTGTTGAATAAACATAAACGTTAACTATATTGTTAGTATCATATGTTAATGTAGTTTGATCATTTGCAAATTGCGTACCATCAACATATACCCAATTAGAACTTGGATCTGGATGATCACGTAAACAAGTAACCGTTGGTGTTAACGATGCAGGTGCAAAAATATACTCAATACTACTTGTGAATTCACCATCTGGTGTTACCACTTTAAATATCCCATTTGTATCTACATTGGTTGGAATAGAAAATCCAATTTGAGTGTCATTATATACATAAACAGTAGAACAACTAGATGTGTTAAAGTATACTTGTGTATTACCAGTAATAAAGTTCGTCCCATACATATATATCCACTGATTAGCCGGTCCTTCTGTTGGAGTAAATGATCTAATTGTAGGTGGGATTGGAGACGGTGGAACTGGTGTATTAACCGTTAACGTTGCGATATTACTTGTAGTAGTACCTACAATATTAGTTACTGTTACATGATAATTACCCGAGTCACTGATCTGTGTATTGGCAATTGTATAACTTGAACCTACGGCGTCTATAATTTCGGTCGTGTCTTTAAACCATTGATAAGTCAATGGCAATTCACCTATTGCAGTTACATTAAATACTGCAATACTACCTGATAAAATATCTTGACTAGAAGGTTGTGCAGTGATTATTGGAGGTGTTGGAGACGGTGGAACCGGTGTATTAACCGTTAACGTTGCGATATTACTTGTAGTAGTACCCTCACCGTTAGTTACAGTTGCATTATAATCACCATTGTCATTTAGTGTAGTTGTTTGAATAATATAAGTATTACCCGTAGCACCTACGATTTCGGTATTATCTTTGAACCACTGATAACTAAGTGGACCTTCGTCAATAGAGTTAACATTAAATACGGCACCATCGCCTACTAAAATTGTTTGGCTGGATGGTTGTTCTATAATTGTAGGAGTTGGCATATTTTAATATAAATATAAGTTTTATACAGATCGTTTTAATTTTTTTATTATAAATCGAACCAGCGCACTTCTAACGATATCATCTTCATCAAATTTAAATGTATAAATGCCATTTTCACGACTTTCTTGGTCATCAAATGAATTCATCATTTTTAAAAATCCGCTTTTTCCATTGATATCACTTTGATCCGGGTCGCCCAACATAAACACTTTGCTGAATTCACCAACACGTGTGACTAGTGTCACAAGTTCTTTGTATGTCATATTTTGTGATTCGTCTGCGATAATACATTTGGCATTCCAATTTAATCCTCTCAAAAATCCAATGGGTATACTATCAATTCGTTGTTCTTTTTGAAGAAGATCAATACTTGCTTTATTAGTCAATTCCGATAACTTTTCAAGAAGTGGCTGAATGTATGGTGCCATCTTTTCATCAGCTTCACCTGGCAAAAATCCAATCTTACTATCGGAACTTTCTACTGCGCTTCTTAGATATAACAAATCACTTACCCGTTTTTGGTTAAGTAACATCAATGCTGTTAAAATAGACATGTATGTTTTAGATGTACCAGCAGGTCCACTTATAAACATTAACTTTGTATTTTTATCCAAAGCAACATCTAAGAATTGTTTTTGTTTAACAGTTAATTCACGGTGATATATTTCAATTTCGTTTTTTATTTTATTCTTCTGTGGAACAATTGGACTAGTATCTTCACCTGATTTATTTTTGTTTTTTTTCATTCGGTTTTTTTGGTTTAACTGTAGTATCCAATAACGATTCAATTCGTTTCACTCTTCCGCACAATTCATACTTTTCTTCTATCAAATAGAAATTATAAGCATTTTGAATGTTATCACGAAATGCTTCTCTCGAAATAGTGATGACGAAATCTGAATTTTTGAAGTTAAAAACTTCTACCATCGGTAGATTCTTTTCCAAAGCAAATTCAATCGACGATATGACTCGTTCAGTCAAGTCTGTTTTATGAGACTGAACGTACAACTCCAACTCTTTGAAATCAGAGGGCAACACAAAAGGTTTATACTTTTCTCTTTTTGCCATATAACACCAATAAATATCTATACGTATAGTATTAAACCAATAAAAAACGCCATCGTATGATGGCGTTTGTAAATCGTAGTGATGTGTTACGGTTCTATTACTTTTTCGCAGTCTTTGACTTTTTCGTAGAAAGGTCAGGATCAGTTTGTGGTGTTGAAGTCTTTTTGTTCAATTCAACGATTCGTGACCTGGCAGTAGACTTCCAGGCATTTCTTGTTTTGTCTGAAACGTAGTCAAACGTCTTACCCTTTGAGATCAAATGATCAACCTCAATTTCAGACCCAGCATTCTTGATTTGTTCACGTAGTCCCATAATTTATTCCCAGATACGGTGCTTCTTATCGTCCTTTTCAACA